ATTTCAATAGCAGGGTGTTCTTTTTTAAGTCTGTCCCAATCTTGGGGTGTAGCGTCATTAATGCTCATTATTTACTCTCCCTGTTTAATTAATAGCGCGTTTCGGCCACCACACGCGCAAAATGGTGCATTGTTAAAGCCATTGCTTGCTAAAGGCAATTTTTAAAACGGTATTCATCAGAAGGGGATGTCAGCGTCTATAACAGCTTGGCCTTGCGGTGCAGATTGTTGTGCCTGTTTGGGTGCGTCACCTGTCATAACGTAACCAATCTTTGCGTCTAGTATTGCAATGCTATGAACTGGCCCACTGTTCCCTTCAAACGTCTTGATTTGACCGCCTGATCCACTAACCTCGATTACTGAGCCTTCAACCAGTGAAGATTGATAAAAATCTGCTTGCGCTCCAGCTTTGGCAAAAATTACAGCTTCATAATTAGTCCATTCTTTTTGCTTAGTTTCTCGATTGTAAAATTGAACGCCTAACCGAACTCCAAAACCTTTACTATCTCCTGCTTGAAATTGGTTTGCCGCTTTATTTAGTTTACCAGTTACACTTATACTCATGCTAATTTCTCCGTTTCGTTGATAATAATTGTAACAGCTTTGTCTATTTCAGCCGCTAGTTTTTCAATATACTCTTCATCGCGCTCAACCCTGATAAGTAGGTGAGGTATAGTCTCAGAGTATGCCATTAAATCCCACCACTCAGCACCAGTAATCATCATACAGCCCATGATTTGTTGTTTGTAGGCGGTGACAAAGGACTTATTGTTGCGATGGTAACCTATAATTGTCGAATCAGCTGGACATTTTAACTCTAATCCGCCCTCTTCACCCACTAAACCGTCAGGTGAACACCCAAACTCTTCAGAATCATCCAGTATAAACCCATGTTCGGTTACTTTTTGCTCAGTTATAAACTCGTAATGCTCTCTAGCTTCTGGCTCCAGCCTTGTTCCCCTTTCCATATGCTCATTGACGTAAACAGGGACGCGCACACCATTTAATCTTTCAGCTATTAGCTCGTTTATGTATTTATCAGCACTAGCACTGGGCTTTCCTGCCGATGTTATGAGCTTAGAGAACATGGAGGCACTGGGACGGCCCAACCGACTTGCAAACCACTCTTCACTGCCCTGCTCATGGTTTAAGATAATAATTTGAGTCTCTCCATTTCAATTTTTTGCTCACGATAACAAATATCAACGTATTCCTTTGTAGGGATAAAAGCAATTACATACGTATGACAATTAACGCATGACCCATCCAGAACGCACTCATAGTTAGAATCGTCAGATGAATTTTGTTGTCCAGAAAGACAATCTCCGCAATCTGGACACATAATTACTATATGACGTTTCATTTGTTAGCCTTTGCTTTGAGCGCACTGACTGCCTTAGAGTAGTGTATAGCTAACATTTCATCGACTGAGCTAGTTTTGAAGTGCTTTAGAAAGACTTTAACATCTACATTAGTCTCTGCTAGCCTCTCTTTAATCTCTTCAGCCTGATCTTCTGACACTACAGCGGTTTTGCTCTGATTATTGCGTATCATTGCCGACTCAGCATCATCATCTGCCGTTGGAATTCCTGCAATAGACTGCAAAGCATACCGTCTTGCGTACGTTATTGCGCTTCCTGCCGATTGTGGATCAGCTTTAGTAGTGGGTAGCGTATAAGAATGCTCTAAATATTCACCAGATTCATGCATTAGCATAGTTACTACGCCTATCCTACCCTCGTCATTAGTTGGGAATTGCGTGTAAGAAAGCCCATTGTTTGCAAAAGGCTCTTTAATTGCCTTAATTACAGACGTTAAATCGGCATAATCAGATTTAAAGAATGGGTTTTTACTCTCTTTAACCGCACCGCCCATCTCTTCCTGCGCTTTACATAAAGCAGAAGCTAGATTTTTAATTGATTCACTTGATTTCATATTAATATCTCCTTTGATTGGTTCTGCTCTAACACATATCGTGCGCCATAGCCTATGTAGTATGCGTCTGACTCGTCCTCTTTAACAGTTTCCCCACGTTGGCAGTCATAGTTGCCGCGGTCAATGTCATTTAAAAACTCAATATCGCTTCTCATTTGCTACCCCACATTTCTTGCCAACGGTTTAGAATTGCTTGCACTTGCTGTTCTTTCTTATCGTAAGCTAACTTATCTTCCATCGTAAACTCTTGGGTATAAGAGATAGATGGTTGCTGATAAAATTCTGTATCGTCAGGGTCGCGATTAGTCAGCCTACTCATAAAGTTACTAAAAATTTCCGCGTCCTCTGGACACTGTATTGGGTGATCTTTCATTTTATTATCCTCTGTTGTTGTGAGTCTATTCTATAACTATTATTAATGTGCTGTCAAATGCTTGTTGACTATTTATCTAAATTAAATTAAAGTTCACTCTCACTTAAAAGGAAATCACTATGGACATTAAAAAATCAATTGAACATTTTATGTATGAACTGCGACTAAACCAGAATCAGCTTGCTATTAAAGCAGGGATGGACATTTCAACTTTAAGTTTAATAAGAAATCAGCTTAGATCACCATCTTTAGCCACATTAAATAAACTTGCTACCGCGTGTGAAGTTAAAGTAAGCGAATTTATTGCGGTTGGTGAGTAATGAATAAAGGATACTACGCAATTATTCCTGCCGATGTACGTTATGACGTACGTTTAACGCCTAATGCCAAACTTTTGTATGGTGAGATTACTGCTTTATGCAATGAGAAAGGGTTTTGTTGGGCAATGAATGGTTACTTCGCAGAATTGTACTCAGTAAGCAAGGTGTCAGTGAGTAAATGGGTCGGTAGCTTGCGTGATTGTGGGTATATAGAGTGCGAAGTGCAGTACAAAGAAGGCACTAAACAGATAACTAATCGCTACATAAGACTAGCTACCCCTATTAAAGAAATCTTGGGTACCCCCATAAAGAAATCTTTAATACCCTCACAAAGAAAAGTTAAAGACCCTATTAAAGAAATGTTTAAAGATAATACTACAGTTAATAATACAGTTAATAATACAATTAATATGGGGGAAACAAGTTCCCCAGTTGTATATGAAGAAAAAAAGAAACCAGTAAAAAGGTTTGTTCCTCCTACTCTGCAAGAAGTCATTGATTACTGTAACCAGACTCAGGCAGGAATTGACCCTTTAGGATTCTGGAATTTTTACGAATCAAAGGATTGGATGGTAGGCAAGAACAAAATGAAGAAGTGGCACGCCGCTGTAGGAACATGGAAAGCAAACAGGATAGTCAAAAATAATGAGCGCAGAGTAACCAAAAGCGACTCGATAAAAAATGGTAAGTCTATTCAAGAAAAACTAACTGACACAACATGGTATGGAGAGTAATATGACAAGCGATAGAAGAACAATATTAATTGAGTACAGAGGCACAAACCCTAAGTTAGTTTCTGGTCATATTTATAATAGAAACGACATAGCAAAAGCGTTTGGCATATCACGAACAACGGTTGCCAACAAACTCAAAGGCAAGACAATAATGGTCGATAATGACTTGATTTTATTGCAACCACAAAAATACCACAAAAAATCAGTGCCGGAAAAGTTAATGACTTATATGGGCGAAGAAACAAATGGGTTTAAGACTTATAAAAAATACACGTACAAAGAAATATCAGCATTGTCTGGAATTAAAATCAATAATTTAAACAAACGTATTGGAACTGATCTTGTTTTTGGTGCAAAACAAATAAGAAGCAAAGCTATTAACCAATTAGTAAAAACAGACGGACACCGCGTAACTCAATTTGACTCTTACGCAGAAGTAATCAGCGCTAATTGGCTAAAGAGGAGTATTTTAAATGCCTGAAGGTTATACAGTAAACAGTGACTCGCGCTTGGAAAGCTATGTTAAGTTTGCAACTGAACTATACGAAAAAAAGAAGTACGTCACGTTCAATTACAAGCTAGGCAAGCCAAGAACCATAAAACAGAATGATGCTATCTGGGCTTTCTGTAAAGACATAGCAGAAAAGTGCAACAATGCAGGGTTTGAAATGCAAACTACTAGCCCACTGTTAAAGAATCCAATAGAAACTCCTTGGACTTCTCGCAGTGTCATGGATAAATTGTGGATGGCAGTACAAAAAGCAATGTATCCTAACAAACCTGAAAGCAGTAGCGAGTTAGATACTTGGGAAGTAGCACCTGTAGCAGAAACTTTAACAAGACATTTAGGTGAGACTCATGGCATTGGTGTATTGTTTGCCAAGCAAGCTATGGAAAAGGGGGTCTAGGATGCTGTTTAAAGGAATTATAAGGGCTATTTCAGAGCGTTTAAGGTAAAATATGATATACCCTACAGGGTACAGCAAATGGAGAGTATTTATGGCCGTAACACTGCGTTCTAAATGTTTAACTGCAATACAAAAGTTGGCACGAATATCAGCCGCAGACGAGTATGGCATGGTTGAGTGTGTATCTTGTGATAAGAGAATGCATTGGAAAGAATGCGATGGCGGTCACTACATAGCCAAAGGTAGCTCGTCGTACTGGGCGCTAGAAATTGAGAATGTTCACCCCCAGTGCCGAGGGTGTAACGCCTTTGGTATGCGGCATGGCAGTGCAGAAGGTCAGTACACGTTGTGGATGATTGACATGTACGGTGAAGACTTTGTTAGAGAAATGCATAGAGACAAGCGCAAGATCAAAAAGTTATACACTGCTGACTACAGAGAAATGTTAAAAGAGTTCAATGACTTAATTAAATACCATGAGGAGAGACTACAATGACTGGATATTTACAAGAGCTAAGAGCAAGAGCAATTAAATTTGGAATGAGTGAAATCCCTGCCAAGATGGATTCTATTGTTGAGTCAGTTATCTACGGACACGCACTCCCTGCTTATGCTAAAGAAGAATTAGATTTAATCTGGCTAGAGGTAGAGGCAGAGGAAGAAATTTGGTTAGAGCCACCAACGGAAGAAGAATTAAAGTTGCTTCACCCTAACTTTGATGTATAATAGCTGGGTGTTGACCGTAAGGGGTTTTTCATAACTTGGTTTGGGATTCCAGTCCCTTACCGAACTAAAAGTTAAAGTTGTTATTCTATATTACTCTCTGTTGTTTTGCCCTTTCGGGGGCTTTTTTTGTTATAATACAGCTATGAAAGATAAGAGCTTATTAAAACGAATTGGTGTCTCTGGTTACAATAAACCAAAACGCACACCTAGCCACCCAACAAAATCTCACGTTGTTGTTGCCAAGTCTGGCGATCAAGTTAAAACTATTCGGTATGGTCAACAAGGCGTATCAGGTGCAGGGTCTAATCCTACTACTGAAAAGCAGAAGGCTAGACGTAAATCATTCAAGGCTCGTCATGCTAAGAACATTGCCAAAGGTAAGATGTCTGCGGCATACTGGGCTAATAAATCAAAATGGTAGGAGAATAGAATGCCACAAGGTAAAGGTACATACGGTAGTAAAGCTGGTCGGCCAAAGAAAACCCATGTCATGCCAGATGGTAGCGTTATGAAAGGCGCTAAACATAAAGGCAAGAAAAAATCTATGTTGAAAAAATAATGAAAGGTTTATACGCTAACATACACGCTAAGAAGAAAAGAATAGCGGCTGGCTCTGGTGAGAAAATGCGTAAGGTTGGGTCTAAGGGCGCACCTACAGCTAAAGCATTTAAGCAATCAAAGAAGACTGCTAAAAGTTTGCTGAATAAGTAGTAGCTCAATAGCTCCAGAGAACAGGCATTCCCTTTCTAATGTCTACATGAATAAAACTCTTAGCCACACCTATGCCATTAAATCCCATTGACTGCGCGTTCTTAATAATATCGTAGGCTTCTTTGCCGTTATTGATTCGTATGTCACTAGCAATTCCTCTGGCATGGGTTCCTGCCTTTGCCTTTCTTGCTTCAATGCTATGGGTCGGATCTCTGTAACCACTTGTAATGATGAATGGGAAGCCACACTTGTGCCTAAGATCATCCAACTTCTCAAGAAATTCTTCTGACATTTCATTGTTTCCAGTTTCCTGACAATTAAAGTCTGACAGTTTAAAGTATCTCATTTACCTATGCCTTTAGCTCGTTCAAATGAGCGCATACCACCAAGCCCTAATAAACCCATAAGAACAGGCATCATTACAGAGGTGTCTGCTTGCGGAATAACAACACCAAACCCTGCGGCTATGGGAGAAATTAAGAAGTTAACTGCGAATCCAAGGACACACACCCAGCCAGTTGCTGGTCTCCATGAGCTTTGAAACCAGTTTCCTTTAGCTTCTGCGGTGTTGAGCTTAATCTGAGCGACGCTGAGTTCCTGCGCGTGGCGTTCTGACATCGTTGCAAGCTCATGTGCAATCTTCTGTTTGGTGTCGGCATCGGGTATCCATTTATCTAATAGACCAGTAATAGGGGCAATCAAGGACTCTAACATTAAGCTAACCTTTCAATTAAAAACAATCCAATGATAAGAGGATACATTCCCCACAGCATCATTTCAGATTTTTTAAATCTTTCAGAACCTTCTTCTAAACGCTTCTCAATGTTTTCCATTCTTACAGCACATTCCCTTTCGTGAGCTTCTAATTTTAATAACGCTTCCTTTACCGTTGCCATTACACTCAGTCCTTTAAATAATTAAAATCCACTTTGTCCATAATTTCTCTTTTTAGCAGGGTTAGAAACATTAACATTTCTTTGCTGTAAACTAGTATCAACATTTCCTAGCTCGGCAGTTACCGGAGTTAAATCTGCTTTACTTGCATTTCGTGATGCAGTATCAGTAACTACAGTTTCACCATCCAGTGTTGCTTTTATATCTGTGCCAGTAAAGTTAAGCAAGTCTGTCTTAGCTTTTACTGCGGTTAATTCTGTTGCTTGCCCTGGAGTCAGACCCGAAGATCCTGCTTGTGCAACAAACACGGCAGGAGGGTCAATCTGAATAGAGTTAGAAGCAGTAGCTATAATGCTAGAACCATTGTCTTTATCTATCCAGCAGTTATTAATTCGCAAAGGCGTAGATTTAGTATTGTCAAACGTCATTGAAACATTGCTAGTTACATTGGTAATTTTATTTATTTGCGGCCAATTAAGAGCTTTAAATGCTTCTGCAATACCAACCTCTGTAGTTATAAAATAATAGTACCACGCCCCAATGTCAGCACCATCAATTTGATTGTCTGCATCATTGAAATCAAACTGCAAGTTTCCGCTATCCCAAGAAATTCCCGAAACAGTAGCACCATTTACGCCATGTGCCGCGTAAACTGGGTTTGCGCTTTGAGACACTAAAGAGTTCCAGCCTGTAGAGCCAACTACTACAGTAGAGGAAAACTCTAGTTTATCAATTTTAGTAACTCTTAAATCTAATACATTGCCTACAGAATAGCCTACACCCTCTGCGTATGATGCTGTGTAGCTTGTTCCTGACACCACCTCATTCACAACTTGTGCAGATGTGGTTTTGTTATAAACCCTTAACCTAGAGCCTGCAACAATCCCTGTTACGGATATGTTTTTTGCAGGTAAAACTATCGTAATGTTCGGACCTGTGTTGGTTGTAATTGTTGAGCCAACATTGTTAATAATAACAGCTCCACCGGAAGTATTAGTTACTTCATTAACTATAGAATTAGTTAGGGTGTAAGTTCCTGCTAAATCAAAAGCAAGTAGTTGGACATTAATGCCTGTAAAGGTAGTTACCTCATTACTTCTAATCCTAAGTTGTCCCTTCACAGTTATAGAGTTGATAGTTGCACCGTAAGATTCTACTTTTTGTGTGCCGTCAAGATCGAACGTACCCGTAGCCGTTACTGATGATCCAATCTTAAATTTACCCATTCCTGTAAAGTTGCCACTGAGCAAACACGTTGACGCATTGTTGACATTAAAATCCCAATCTGCCGCCGTACCCCACGTATAGCTTCCAGAGAGTGTTGCGCTGTCAGCCGCATTGTCGCGCATGTCTAAATAAACTTTCATTGCATCATCAGTTATTCTAAAGTTTTTCTGATTGTCTGCGGCGTTGCTTGGGGATATAACCGAAGCGGCATTATCGTTAAATATAGTTGCGGTGCTTCCATCTCCAATAGAAAATGGACAAGGTAAGAAAATGGCGGTGCCTGATTTAGTAACCCAAGAGCCTATTTTATTGGTGTAGTTAGTACCCTGTACTACAGTAACCGCATCCGTAAAATTAGACGCTCCTGTAAAAGTCGGTAAATTAGCCGCGCCTTTGTCGCTATCAAACAAAAACACGCGCTGAAAGAATGCCGCAGAACTAGAGTTTCCGGCTAGGTTAATTTTGTTAGTACCAAAACCCCAAGCCGTTGCCGCTGATGGGTCATAGGTGCCTCCTGACGTATCGAACCCTGTCGCATCTAGGCTTACGCACATGGTCACACCACCTGCCTGTGCGCTGGCTTGAGGGGTATCATTGCCTGCAATGCTAAACTCTCTAAAATCGGTAGGGCTATTACCTGTGCCACTGGCTAGACGGAACACTACACCTCTATTCACTAATGTATTAACTTGGATGCGATTTGGTGCGTTAAATTGCCAACTAGCCACTATCACTTTGCCCGATGATGTGCCGTTGGTCGCGCCTGTGCTGTCTTGAGCGTCAAGGCCAAAATAAACACCTTTCTCACCACTACTGTTCACCATTTCTGCCGCAGCGGTAGTGATCGGGAAGTTACCACCCGTCTTTCTGCCTAAGCCTCCTGTGCTACGGAATTGGCCGCGATTAGCATCGCTCGCGCTAGTTGTCATTAAATATTGGGCAGAAGGTAAATTAAATGCCATTAAATTTCTATCCCTTTATTATTGTTTAGCTTTACCGCCTAGAAAAGCAAACTGCTCTAAGATTTTATACGCTTTAGCTACAAACGCATCATCTTTGGGGGTGTCAGTATAGTTACAGATAACACTAGCTATGGTTATTACAGACGTAGCAAGTACATATAAATCAATTAAGTATTCCATTGTATACTCCAATGTATATTGTAGTGTGTATTATTTAAACAGGAGATCGCCAAGCACCACCGATACGCAAGACAATGCTAGAGGTAGCACCAAACTGACCTGTCTTACATCCTGCACGATAGTACATATTGGGTTCTGGTTCAAAGCCTACAAACTCACCATTAGCAGTAAAGGTATCTACGTCTACCCATGATGATCCATCAGTGCTTCGCTGAACAGTAATGATTGCACTGTTAGCAAACGTACCAGATACGGAGAAGTTAAAGTTTCCGTCAAAGAATACTGTATCAGTAAAAGTGTTTTCTGCAGTAATAGTTTTAGTAACGTAAGTAGTCATCTTATTCTCCTTGCGCGTCTAAGTGAGCTTGATATGCGGCCTTAGCTTCGTCTGTAAATACAGCGTTAGCAATTGCTACAACATCAGCATCTTCGCTAGAAAGGTCTGCATCAGGTGTAAGAATATGACGATGGAAGTTTCTTGATATTTCTTGATCGTCTCTGCTAATAATAGTTGCAGTGCGTACCTGAACCACTGGATACCCTGCTAATTGTAATACTTCTATTTTGTCGTTCATTGTTTCTTCTGTAAGTGCCATGTTTATTTCCTTAGTTTATCGCCAAAATTGGCCTGTCCACCCGCTAGGGGCATTAAAGATTACCTTCTGAAACCCAAGTTCCAGCATTTCCTGAAACTGTGCAATAAAACCCTTTGGGTTGACCGATAACAGGCTTGATCTTTTTAATGTATTGACCAGCTACGCCTGTACCATTTACAGGACTTATTTTATGTCTTCTATCACTTGCGTAGTGTGGGCCAAGATCAGTAACCGCAACTGATTCAGTAGGAACATATCCACCCGAATAAAATGCGCCATATAATCCAGCTGACTGGCTATCCCCAATAATACCCTGATTACCATAGAACTCTAGACCTGATCCGCCAACTGCCGCAATAGCACACACATTAAAATCTGTATATGCAGATACATCAGTCTTTGAAAACAAGGATACTCTTACAAACTTAGTGTCTGGGATATTGATAGTATCTACTGTTACTAACGAAGCTAACCTGCCCATCTGAAATACTACATCTTCGCCACCTGATGTAAGTGATCGGACAAACACTGACCACCCTATAACTGTATTAGCGGCAGGAGATCCCATTAATGGAAATACATCTTGATACCATCTTCTATTTCCAGTGGGTGAAGTAAATTTTTCAATTAACCCTTCTTTAAATGGGCCTGTCCTACTTGGCGTACCTACTACTGTTGCTTGCGTTAGGCCGTCTGTAGTAACAGATGACATATCGGTACTTTCACTAAAGTAATTAGTAACAGGAAACTCTGACCAAGTTGTTTGATTATCATAAGTAAAGTCACTATTGTCGCAATTAATTAAATTATTGTCTCCGTAGTCCACCCATAAATTCTTTAGTATGGTATTACTAAGTCCTGTTGTACTAAACTTAACTTTGCAATTATTGGCCGATGCGGTAAGTTCAAGCACCCTGATCCCGACACCCATTTCTATTCCATCTATTTCGCAATTCTTTCCCGTAATTTGCACAAGGTAAGTTTTGCTTGCAAGAACCTCTACACCTAACTGCGTTACTAGGGGATGAATTATTCTGTTGCGATTACCGCCCAGAATTAAATACGGATTAGTGCTAGATCTTGCAGTACATGACTCAAATCGGGGTTGGATAAACGTATTTCCACTACCATCATACAGCTTAGTGCTTGCCATTTGCTCTGAGCCTTCAAATATACAGTTAATGAACGTACTATCACTCATGCCATTTGTATAAAGTGGCACAGCGTTATTATCTGTATTGCCACCAAAGAAGTGCATACCAGTAAATGTTTGATTGTTGGAAGTTGACGAAGGGTTTCCTTGAATGCCTACCCCATACTGCCTAAAGAAAATATCAGAGAAAGATACACCAAAGGTATTGCTTAAATAAATACCATGCCCAACCTCGTTAATTTCAAGCCCTCTAAAACTACCTGATTTAACATTGGCTAAATAGATCGCGTGGTAATTATTGGCCCTATCCCCTGTAATTGCCATATTTTCTATCCCAAATGACATAGGTAGTTTTGTAGCATTTTGAGCGCCAAGGTCTACATTAATAGCATACGTTCCAGATGATGATGTATTGTTAGAAATTTGAGTTGATCTTTTTCCTGCGCCTTTAAGGATTATGTTGTACTGCGTAATTGTAAGCGCACACTTATAAATTCCTATTGGAAAGAAAACAGTGCCTCCAGAGGGAAGCGAGCTAATGGCATTATGAATAGCCGCAGTGTCATCTGTAGCACCATCGCCAGTAGCGCCAAAGTCAAGCACATTGACTAAAGCCCCTGAGATCATATTGTTTGTTGCTTTAGTTAATGCCATGTTTATTTCCCTTGAATAAAATTTATACTGCCGTAATGTATGTCAAGCTAACTACATACTCGTAGGAATTTGTCCATGTAATAGCATTATTGGTTGCACCATTTATCTGAATGCTACTGGATAAACGTCCGTACCAATTATTGCCAGTTATTGCTTCTTCCCTAGCTACTCCAAGGTATACGGCGGTGGCGACTGGTGCAAATGGCAAGCTGGATATAAACATTTTTCCTGCGGCAGTACCTACATCTGTCAATACAACACTAGCTGTAATCGTCACGCTACGACCTATTTTGGTGTAGGTTCCAGATGATGTATACGTTGTTATTGCGCCTGTTTGTGAGGTAGCCGTCGGCGTCCATACACCCTCCTCGTAATCATCAAGTAGCTCAGAGGTGCCAGTGCCAGAGGTAGGTGAAAAGTCGATGCCCTGACCAGACGGAAATTGTAAATTACCGCTATTGGTAAATACTGCGCTTTCAGTAGGAGTCTGGTTATCTGCGCTTGCAGTTGTTAAACGACCAATCCGCAAGTTTCCAGAAGTATCTGTTTTAATAACAGTACCAAGCAGACCTAAAGTTTTGTAAGTATTGCCATTAGTTCCCGGCCCTGCATTAAACGCAATGTAAGGTGATCCACTACCAGTTTCAGCACCCATCGTTGAAGGATAACCAGAGTTGTTAGGATGGCCCCATTCAAAAGAACCACCAGCGTTTCTAGCAGACGAAAGAACATTGTAACTAGGCGCAATATCTCCAAGTTTTAGAGAATCAGCTTTAAGAGTACCGTCTACCGTGAGATCGGAAGTAATATCTATGTCGCCATCAAAGGTCAATTGTCCCTCGATAGTTACGTCATTAAATGTGGGGTTGCGGCCGAAGACACCACCATTTTGTTTAATGCTCATTATGTTTTTCCTTATGTGTCTGTTGAGATAGTTTTAACTGTACCATCGCCAAATTTAATTTTTAAATCACCGTCTGCTGTATCAATGTAAATACTTGCAAATCCAGATTCGGTAGATGGCACACTAACCCCATCAGTGACTTGTAAGATACTTCCTCTAGCTTTTCCTCCAATCAAAAAATCATTTGGAGTTCCAGAGTTACTTAAAAATATACTGTTAACCCAGAATTGTTGAACAGTAACTCCACTAGCTAAACTACCTTGGACAATTACAGTGTCTGCACTAGACGCATTAGTAATGTTTGCAGAAAAAACAGCCGAATTTAAATTGCCAAAATTTAAGTTATCTAAAGCCGCACCGTCAATAGAAGCTCCGTCTATATTTACATAATTAGATTTGTTGCTAGATGTTCCGGTTATAACTATTTTTCCGCTAGTTCCTCCAGCAGGGAACGTGTCACAAGATGTCATATGCAACGCAACTACGCTTTTTGCATACACTCCAGCAATAGAGCCGCCAAATATTGAACAGTTAGAAATAAACGTATCTCTAACTCCAGTTGGACTACTAGTCCGCAAACTTCCGTCAATATAAATTTTATAATTGTCTGTATTGTTGCTAGTTAAATATAAATTTGAAAATCTGCAAAAGTCAGGAGCGCCAGATGAATTAGCAATTAATGAAATTAAACAACCACTTAAACTCGGAACACCATTTGACTCTATAGACATTTGGCTGACAGATGATCCGTTAGCTCCTGCAACAAAATTAAATAAACCTTGACTAGCGGAACTAACTGTAAAATCCCTAAACAATCTTGTGTTGGCAATGCCATCTCCAACTATACTTATAGATGAAGAAATATTATTTGGTTTTGTTGCAAAATGGTATTGACCCGCTGGAAAACGAATAACAACACTGCTTAATCCAGATAATGATGACAGCATATTATTAAATTTAACTGTATTGTCAGTGCCTCCAGTTCCATCAAACCCGAAGTCTTTAACAGATACAGTCTCGCGTAACTTAGTTTGAACAGTAGTAGCTACTGCACCAGTACCAGCAGGAAGATAAGACACTAGATCAGAGCTAGTAGACCCTACCGGAAGAGAGGCCGTAACC